GACCCTGCAATGCAGCGTTGATCTGCGCTTGTTGTGCGGCAGCGGATTGGTTCTGCGCGACGGCTTGGTTGGCAAGTTCCTGCGCTGACAATTGCTGACCAAACTGTTGTGCGCCCGCCTGATTCTGCATTTGTGCAGCGGCTTGCGCTTGGGCAAAGTTTTGCGCGATGGCTTGGTTTTGAGCCTGTGTCGCTTGCTGCCCCATTCCGAACTGTGCGAGCAGCGCATCGCGGTTGAATTCCCCGGCACCGACCGCCTGACCGTACTGCTGCGCCTGCGCGGCGTTGGCAGCCTGTTGAGCGGCAAGGGCTTGCTGGAAATTCTGCCCGATGGCTTGGTTTTGCGCTTGTGCGGCTTGTTGTCCCGTTTGGAACGTCGCCAACTGCGCTTCGCGGCCAAATTCGCCTGCGGCCACGCGCTGCAAGAAATTTTGCTGTTGGGCTTGATTGCCTTGTTGCGCTGCGGCTAACGCTTGTTGGAAGTTTTGGGCGGCAGCCTGATTACCCATCTGCTGCGCTTGTTGTTGAGTGCCAAATCCAGCCAAAGCGGCTTGTTGACCAAACTCTTGACCTGCCAACTGTTGTGCAAAGCCTTGTTGCTGTGCTGCATTTTGCGCCTGCTGTGCGGCAAGAGCCTGTTGGAAGTTTTGTGCTTGCGCTTGGTTTGTTGCTTGTTGAGCCTGTTGACCCATACCAAACGACGCCATCTGCGCTTCTTGTCCAAACTGACCGGCTTGCACGCGCTGTTGGAACGCTTGCTGCTGCGCCATGTTGGCGGCTGATTGCGCGGCCAACGATTGTTGGAAGTTCTGCGCCAGCGCCTCGTTGTAGAGGCCAAGCCCTTGTGCGCCTGCGCCAAACTGCGACAGCGCCGCTTGGTTGGCAAAGTCAGCCAATGTCTGCTGCTCGGCAAGCCCCTGCTGACGCATAGAAGCGTCAAGCGAGATGCCCTGCAATGCGGCTTGGGTACGCAAGTCGTTTTCACGTTGCGCTTGCAATTCCATTTCGGCGTTGTACGCCTCGCCGCCCGGTCGCAAGCCTTGGTTTACAAGGCGCTGCTCTAACTGCGCCCGCTCACGCTGCAACTGCGGATCAAGGCGCGACATGATGGCGCTTTGTGCGCTCATACCTGCATTGACCGGCATAGCGGCCAAGCCCGCGGTGCTTAACTGGCGCTGAAGTTCGGGGGTTGCTAAATCACCGCGTGCATAACCAAACCGACCCTCTTGCACGTTGCGCGAGACATCGCCCACGCCCGAGAGGTTGAGGTTGGTTTCTAACGACGGTGCGGCAGGGCCACCGATAGCGCGACCAAACTGATCGCCCGAGGGAGCGGTAGCAAGTGCGCCGACGCGGCTAGCGTCAAACCCGCCAAGGTTAAGCCCCTGCGGGCCAGCGCCTGCAAAGCCATATAAGCCCGCGCTCGGGCCACCCTGCGCCATGCCAAGCCCTGACAGGTCAAGACCGCCAAACTGCACGCCACCGGGGCCGCCCTGCGCCGTGCCAAACTGACCCGCGCCGGGTGCGCCTTGCACACCGCTAACGCCAGCCAAGTTGAGTTGCCCGAGGTTGTACGCGCTTGGGCCGCCCGTTGCCATGCCGTATTGACCAGCAAAAGGGCCATACGCCACGCCGGTCGGGCTAACATTTGCGCCCGCTTGGCCGTAAGCGCCAAGGTTGACTTGACCGGGCATACCCGCACCGGCTTGCACCCCGCCTGTACCTGCTTGACCCATGCCAGCAAGGTTTGGTGCGCCGCTAATTGCGCCCGTAGCGCCGATGCCGCCTTGCGCCTGACCTTGGTTTAACCCCGAGGTGTCAGCCATCCCAAACGCGCTGACGTTAGACCCTGCCTGACCTTGCGGGGTAAATTGTCCCGGCACTTGGTCAGCGGTAAATCCAGTTTGCAGGTTAGTGGGCGTCGGTGCGCCCGAAACGACACCGCCTGCGCCTGCGGCTACGCCACCCGCTTGACCAAATTTAGTCAGGTCAGGGGTTTGGGCAACTTGGCCGTAGTTAGCCAACGCCGTCTGAAGTTGCGGCAGTTGCGCTTGGAAATCTTGGTCAAGGAACTTGTTAAGGTCGCCAATCTCGCGCAACCCCAACAACGACATTGCCTGCTCGGCTTGCTGTTGAGTGGCAAAAATGTCTTTGGCTTTGCCAGTTAGTTCTTGGCGAATCGTCGGCTGTTCAACGTAAGAGGTAAACTGCTCTTGCGTCGGGACTGCCGTGCCTTCGTTGCCAGCGGCAACAGCGGCTTGGTAGTCGGCCATCGCCTTGTCAAAGCCCGCTTGGTTGAACTGCGGGGTTTTGTTCCAAGTTACGGTTTGCGATGCTGTCGGCGTGTATATGTTCGGATTGGACATATACGCCGATTGCTGGGCAGCCTCTTTATTGGCTTGCCCTTGCAGCATGGCGATCTGATTGTAATCAGGTGTTGGCGGCGGCTTCGGCGAACTCTTGCCCATACCTAGACTCCAAGAAACGACACCGTTCTGGTGTTTGCGTCATAAAAACAATGTCTCCGTCGGGTGCGCCATTCTTGATGCGCGCTTCCTCGGAAAACCCCATTTTCGTGACCAGTTTCAGCGCCCGGGTATGGTTGCTGGAAATCGGCCCTATTATCTTATCAACATTGCAGACGTTGTAGGCATAATCGTACACGGCGGTCAAATACGCCTTGTTGATGCGCTTCCACGCGATGTGGCAGACGACCGAGCGCCCGTTCCACATCTCGTACACCGTCCCGGCGATCAACTCGCCGTCTTTCTCAAGTCCAATGGCTTCCGACCGTTCGGCGTGATAGCCCCCGTTGGTTTGGGCCGTGACCCAATGCCCCACATGGGGGCCGCTGACTATATTCCAGCCCATCCGATCTGATACACAACGTCAGTTGATGCCCATTGAACCTGCAAATTCTTGCTACTGCTGTTGAACGAAATGGCTCCCGAGTAGCCAATGCCGGTTACGCCGGATTGGTTGTTCGTGATGACCACATCGCTGCCCCATAACGCAACGTCCCATAAACCGACGTTCCATAGTCCCGCCACGGTGGGCGAGAACGACACCGCACCCGTTTGGTCGGCGGTTTGGAAGTCGGTATTGATACCAATGACCACGCTCGGCTGACCGTTGCTAAAAATGCTCGGTCGTGCGCGGGTGAAATACTTAATGACGCCGCGAGTCTCAAAGTAGTTGAACGCTTGCAGCGCTTTTGTGCGGATCGGTTCGCCGTCGTCGGCATAACCGCCATCACCTGCCGTCCATGCCTTGGCAACGTAGGTATTGCCGCCAAAATACGGCTCGTTTTCCACCAATGCCCAGCACGCAGCGTTCCAACCCGTGAAATTGCACCACGCTTTAGTGATGTTGTTCATCACAAACTGCTGCTGGCCGGTAGATACCGGCACGTTAACGATTAAAGCGTTGTTGAGCGGGTTGTAGAGCAGTCCCCAGCCAAACGTATCCTTGTAAATGCGTGCAGCCGCCGCAAATGCGCCCTGTATCTTGTCCGAAAGGGCGATGTTGGGGTCTAAACGCGACGATTGCAGCGCCGAGGCGAACGGAATTAGCCCGTCAAGCGTCAAAATCAGCAAATCACCGCCGTATTTCGCCATGCAACGACGGGAAATTGGCGCACCGATGATCCAAACACCGATTAGCGACCATGTAGAGGCGCTTGTGGGGTCGGTTCCGCGATATACGGCCACTTCACCTTGGTCGGAAATGAATACAAGGTTGTCGTCAACGCCGTAACCCGCGTCAATCGTCCAAGTCGCCATTGCCTGCAACTTGCCGCCCAAGTGCATGACGCTGGACAGGTCTAGCACGTTAGCCGCACCGCCCACCGACGACACCGGCAGATACCATGCCTTCAGCGTGTCCTTTTCAATAAACCACATTCGGTTTTTGAACAAAGTCGGCTGAATCAGGTTGGTCGTGGTAACGCCCGTGATGGCAGGGGTAGACACGCCGTCAATCGGCGTCCAAGTCGTGCCGTTGAACAGCAGGGGCTTGTCCACGCCGTTTGCGGCATACAGAAACTGACCACCGCCTGTGGTGACGTTGGTGTATTCCCATTGCGAGTTGGCAAGGCTGGCAACTAGCGCCGATCCCGCCGTGCCTGCTGACGTAACATCAAAAATCTTGCCGTCGCTGATGGCAAACAACTGCACATCTGACCCAGCGTTGTAGGTCATGAGCGTTTGCACTTCGGCAGGCAGTCCAACGGCGTGCTTAACGTATCCACCGCGCAAATTCACGTTGGACACGCTCGGGAACATATTTTCCAGATACACGGCGTCCGTTGGAGCCATGTTTGCCAGCGCGTCACGGGCGTTCCAGCCGCCGACAGGGGCAGGCAACGACGCCACGTTAGCCGTGGTGCGTTGAACTAACCGTCTGCGAACAGGAGACGCCATTAGGTGCTGCTCGTGCCGTAGCCGCTGTCAGGGATGTTGTCGTAGCCGATCAACACCGTACCCGGCCGCGGGGCAAACGACAGGTTGGCTGCCGCCGTGTCCTGCGCGATGGCTGTCTCTAGTTCCGCAAGGTAATCGCGGTACAGCGCCGTCGTGTCAAAGCCCTTGGCTTCAAAATACTTCAGTTTTGTACCCAGAACCATGACGCGATCTGGGTATACGCAAGTGTCGGTGTCGGCGGTAAAACTGTTTTTCGGCACAGCAAGGGCGCTCTCTGCCCATGCGGCGCTGCGGTACTCAAAGCCGAGCAATTCCCCACCGTTCATACCCGGCCAAATTTGGAAATACTTGCCGAGTAAACGCCAACGGATACGCGGGCCGGTGCTGATGTAGCCCGACAGCAGCCATTCCCATTGTTGCGGCGACTCGGGGCCAAGCATTTCCCAACGCTTGCTCTTATCCCAATGCGTGCGGTTGACCGTGCTGACGTAATCGGCAGGCAGGTCGTACTTCACTTTCTGGAAAATGACCTGACCGCCCACAACCGAGGCAGTCGGGGCGTAGTTCAGCGTGACCGACGTAGAGCCTGTCACAGCCGTGATGTAGGTAGCGTTGGGGATGCCCACGCCCTGCACTTGGTACTGCGTGGACAGCCCTGCGGTCGTCGGGATCGCCGTTATCGTGGCAACCCCTTCGTTCCACGTTCCGGTCGTTGTGATGGCTTCCGTGTAAAACGTGTGTTGGCGGGTCAGTTCGCGCCAATCAGCACGACGGAGCAACTCGTAACCGCAAGCGTTCATCAGAGCGAGAATCTGAATAACGTCCTGACTAGCGTTTCCCGCCACCGTTTGCGGCGTAGGGATGCCCAGTTCGTTTGTCACTTGCTGGACGAGTTGAACCATCGTGCTGCCCATGCTATGCCTCCGCTACGGTTTCCTTGGGCGGTCGTCCACGGCGCTTGGCCGGTTCGCCACCCAATAACTGCGCCATCTGTGCCTGCAATTCGGCCAACTGACGCTTGGTATCTTCCAATTCGGCGCTTGCTTCAACGCGGTTTTTGCGGTTCAAGTACAGTCTTGCCCGCTCACGCAGCCCAACGCCGCCCATGCCAATGCGCTGTAGTTGCGCGTCTGACGCTAAAGCCAACTGCTCTACCGTCACAAATTTGAGAATCACCAACTCTTGTATCTGATCGCGGGTGATTTCCTCGGGAGCGTCCTTTTGCCACTCTGACAGCGGGGTGCCAATTTCTGCGGCCACGCCATCGCTCTGTTGCGTCTGAAAGTACAGCCATTGACGCGGGAACCGTGATTTGTGTTCGTCGCGGAAAGGCTGGTCAATGATGTTGGTCTTATCGCCGGGAGCCATGATGCGGCAGTAAGTCTTGCCCTTACCCGGCCCATCGTCCTTGACGTAAAACTCAACGTGCAACTGTGCGTCGGCGTTAGAAACATCGCTGTCTAATGGCATTGTCCTTGCTCCTGTGGGGATTACAGGTTGTTGACCTGTGTGATGGTACAAATGACCGAGGGAATCGCGGGCCATACGCTTGTGGCGCTGGCTGCAAGAATTCTAACGCTTGTGTCATCCGTCGCCCACATCAATTCAACGTAATTGGTGGGCTCTAACTGAATGATGAAGTTCCACGCGGCGACGGTACGCGCTGCGGTGCCTTGGATGGCGACCGTGCTGGCGGTGTTGGCGACGTTAGTGCCGTTTTTACGCAACCAAATGTAGATATTGCCTGCGCCGCCAGAGGTTTTGTCTAACTGTGCCGAAAACTGCACGTTGTAAACGCCTTGGTAATCTACAACCAAGCGGGACGACGGCGAGCCAATAGACACACCGTTACTGCTATCGGTGGTGTTAAAAACCATGCCGTA